AGGTCTTGGCAAGGAAATCCACCTGTGATAATTCCGTTGGTTGGATCAAATCCTGCTGCTCGTAATTGTTCACCTGTGACCCCCTGAATGTCGCCGAAAATTGTGGAGTTCGGAAATCTCCTTTGCAATACCTTTTGCGAGTTCTTATCCCATTCCACCGATGCAACAACCTTGACTCCTGCTCGCTCAAGAGCTAAGTCAAAGCCACCGACACCGGCAAAGAGTGAAACTGCTGTTCTCATATTGACCACCATCCCCTAATCGTTCCTCCTTGTGGACAGATGTTCCAATCTGCCTTTCCATCTGCAATCCATTGCCGATGAAGCCTTAACTGCTCTTGCCAATCTGTTTCGTGGGTGTCACAGCCACAGTCAGGGCATATTGCAACTCCAATGATTTGGAAGATATGGCGACACATTTGACTCCTAGATTTTCTTATTCGTTGCGGTTATTTGTATTTCCCAAGTTTGCACAGTTTGACAGATGCGACAAGTGACCTCACCAAAGTCGTGACTGTAAAGTTTGCGCAGATTTTCGCAAACAATATCCGCATTGCATCTCACGCAACTCAACAGCAACTTCATAATTCCCCCAACTTTTGTTATCGAGTGCAGTGGCAGGAATCGAACCTGCCGATGAATGACCCCGTATCTCATCGCTCCCAAGCCCTGCGGTGGTTGTCGGTGGAAAGGTAGCACCGACAACCTATGACATCAGGCGATGACGGAAGGAAACCGCCTGATTCAAAATGTTTAAGGATTATTAGCAGCCTCATTGACTGCATCTTTGAGTTGCTGCTCTGGCACTCCTTCGTGTATCCCAATTTCAATGGCAACTGCCAAGATTGCTGCAAGATATTGGACTGTTGTCCATTCGCTATAAATTTCGCTCATTAAGGCTTTGCTCCTAATTGAGCAAGTAAAGCTGCAACTTCAGGTGATAAACCTTCTAATGCCGCAGGCACAGGCACCGGCGCAGGCGTTGCCACCGGCGCAGGCTTAGCCCCTGATGAAAGATATGCATTTGCCTTTGCCAATGCTTGCGCATCTGTTGTGGCATCGAGCAGAATCCAAGGCGCGCTCTTGCCAGGCTTGGCAGTGCCTTGGCCTATGCGAGCCAAGACCTTGCTTCCGATTTTTGTCTTTAGCGAATTGCGTAGGGCGACATTGAACCAAAGCAGAGAATTGTATTCTGTGTTTGTATCAAGGTCATAGACATTGACTTCGACTGCCTCGGCAATGCCGTGGACAGTTTGAATCCCTGTCTTGTATTCAGTAGGCGTGATGATGAGCAAGTGATTGGCAAGGTCTGCCACTTTCACTGACTCGCTTTGTGATCCTGGTGATGCGAAGGTCATTCCCCCGACTCCTTTTCTGTTTGTTTGTTCATTTCATCTTCTTCATTATTTTTTACTATGTCATTGATTGTGACTTCGATGTCGTTTTCATCAGCTTCTTCAGTTGTTTCAATCCAGCAATAGCCAACAGAGCCACCGCGCATTCCGATGAGCCAAGCCATTGAGTTAAGAATTCTTGCTTCCCAATGTTTCATCGGACTAATTACGAGTCGCGGTTTCACCGAAGCATCCTTTCGAAAGGTCTTTTGAATAAGGCAAAAAGTAAGGACAATAGTTGCAGAGTCGGTTTGCCTTTGCTGGAATCTTCTCCCACATCTGCGGGTTATTTTCCACATCAATTTGTGCCAAGAGCGCCTGAATGTTGTCCATTCGCTCAAGACCTTTCAAGGCAACTGACTCGTCATAATCGTAAAGTTCTATGTGCATCTCATCTATGCCACCGCTTGTCGGCAGATAGACAAGAGCGACCTGATTCACAGGCGCTCCCGTCTGCGCCTTGCCATAGCCATAGAGTTGAATCTGTGTGTGATATTGCGCGTTTTTACCTTCACGGCGCTTGCGCTCCATTGCGGCAGGACTTGTTGTTTTCCAATCTATAACGATGCCACGAACGCTGTCGTATAGATCAATTGTTCCGCTTAAATTGCCACGGATATTGACTCTCTGTTCAACTTCATAGCCTTCAATTCTTGCAAAGACATCTGCAAGATATTTGTGAATTGCGCTTCCGACTTGGGCGCTCCAATTAGAGGAACCCATCTCGTTTGTCTTTTCCCAATCCAAGAGCTTGTAAGCAAGTCGCCTTGTGCAGTCGTGGCCAACTTCACTTGGCCCGATAACAACTTGCTTGGCTCTTGGAGTCCAAATTCCTGCCTGCGTAATTATCTCAGACAAACCTTGCCCAAGAGATTTAGCAGCCGAAACTGGTGATGTGAAAGTCATCAATCATCCTCTTCTTCATCGTCATAGTCAGGAATTATCGGCACAATTGGCTCGATAGGTTGCAGGAAAGGAATGCTCACTCTGCTTCCTGACTGACAAGTGTGAATCTGCGATGAGTGCTTTGAACTTGCAGGACATCAAGCACCTGTGGTGGCAAGATTTCCTTGGCGCGTTTGGTATCAAAGCGCATTGAGGTCACAGTGGTGAATCTGACTACTTCTCGGCCTTTGTAAAGACCAATTTCGTTATCACCAAGGGAGCCTTCGATATGGGAGCGAGCTACATCAGCAACTTCTTCCCATTCTTTAATTTTCGTTAAGGCGTGGCGATATTGTTCGAGCCACATTGCGATGTTCTCGTCAAAGTCCACCACGCCTTTTCCAATCTCTACTGACATTACCCCGCCTTTTTCTAGTAGTAGTTCTTCTGCTTAAAAAACTCCCAAGCGTTGCAGGGAGTCAAATGTCGCCTGTGGATGTAGGCAAGTGTTGCCACAAGTTGTGGCACCGATGCCTCGGTGTGTTTCATTCCGAGGTTGCGATAGGTGACATCAAGAAGTTGTCCGATGCCTTTCGCGCTGGAAGTTGGGTTCTTTGCAGAACTCTTCCAGGCGCTTTCCTTACCCAATAATTTGCTCAGGCAGGAATACTCTTTCTTTGTCAGCAATTTCTTTGCCAATTGCTTGGCATCGACCTGCTTTAAGATAGGTCTTTCTTTGTAGATAATGCTGGCAGGAATTGCCGGTTGTGGCGCAAACGCTGCGTTGACAAACATTGAGGTCATTGCGCTGACTCCAATGATGATGATGATTCCCCTGAGTGTTTTTCTTCTTTGAGTAATTGGGATTCTCCTTCTAATTTCGCGCTTCTCTTGAGAACCTGAGTGACATAACTCAACTCGATTTTCATAGTCGCTGCGATTTCTTTGGGTGTTCGCCCAAAAGAATGCAAGGATCGGATGGCACTAGCGCGATTAACTCGCCCTGTTTTCCTATTCTTAAATCCTTGCCCAAATCCTCGCTGCGCAGGCGTGGTGCCTGCCCAAATTCCGTGAGGTATCTGTTCTTTGAGCGCGTAGTCCAAGCACTCCTTTCGTTCAGGACAACCTGCGCAGATTGTGCGCACGATTGGGAGGCACTTTGCCTCTTGTTCTTTTGATTCAGGAAAAAATAAGTTTGGGTTGATGATGCCTTTGCAACTCGCTTCAGGAAGAAGTGGTAGCGCAGGATAGAAGTGTTGAAGAACATTCACTGCCTCTCACCTAGCCAGGATTCAAGGTCTTGAATAACGAATGCCCTCTCAATAGAGGCGTTCCTTCTTTTGATAACAACGAATGATGGTGGAGCCTGTTCTAAACCTCTTGCCTTAGCAAAGTTCTTCGCTTCAGCCACAGCCTCATCCCAAAAGGTTGGCAATGAGATGGATTTGCGATTCTTTAATTCAAGCACATAGCTCTTGCCTGCGATGATGGCAATGATGTCGCCTTCATCTCTGCTACCCGATAGTCGCAAACGCTCTGCATTAACACCGCGAGATCGCAACCACTTGAGAACTCCGATTTCAAATGCAGCCCCTTTGCGACCATTCGGGTTAGCCATTATTTGACCAACTCAAGTTTCATCGGGCGACCGGCAATGGCGCGGGCAAACTTCACTGAATCGATAAGAGCCTCGGCCAATGCCAACGCCTCATCCTCATTGATTTGCGCGACCTTGACTGTGACATCAGGCAATTGCTGGCGCACCTTGTCAAGAAGCCTTGCGGATTCAGGTGCATTGATAAATTCCAAGCGAGAATGCTCTGCCAAGCGAGATAAAGCCAACAAAGGGACCTGACCCACGACATCTTCCAAGAGGTCGAGGTTGGCATCCTGTTCTTCTAAATAGACGACAAATGAGCCATCAGAGGCGTTGTGGACCGAAAATAGACTCATTCGGAAAGCACCTTCTTGAGCCTGTTTTGGCTTTTAGACCACGCCTGCGCCTGTCTGATACCTTCTCTCAATGGGTCATCGTGGAGGGCTAAAATAGCCCACAGAAGCCCTAGAACGGCCATCAGACCGCCAAAGAGTGCGTATTGCATAAGTTCCCCTTTCGTGTTGCCATAAGTATGAGGGGAAGGGCTGACATCCTAGTCCGACACGCCGAAGGGGTCTATTAGTAGCGTATGGACAAACGCCCACACATAGGCTACTCTGATCCTATTGGGGTGAAAGGTAGTAGCTCCAAAGGAAGGCAAGACAATGACCAAAGAACTGAAAGCAGTTGATTTAGTGACAACTGCAAAGTTGCGAGCTTTAGTAAAGAAACTGAACATTCCTTATGTTGATGCAACTGCATCAAATTTTCCAAGAAGTGTTAGAGGCATTCACATTTGGCAGTTAGGTGATTCAATTTGTTTTAAGACATACAACGATGTAGATAACAATTACAGAGGTGACTTCGTTTTTGCTTTAGAAGAGATGGGTCTGACAGTTCGTCAAACAATAACTATCTTAGGTGAATGCACAGGAACTTTTAACATCGTGCCAAAGTTGGTCGCATAATGACAAAGAATCAGAGAGCGCAACTTATCAAGACCGCTTATGGTTATGACTATCGCGGAATTTCAATAACAAGGCGCTCAGATAAGTCAGGTTTCAGTTATCGCTATGAAGGTGCAAATGGTGGTGGCAATACTTTTCCATATAACCTAGCAATGGTTGTCAATGAAATCGATGAAGAACTTGCTAGTGGCGCAGTTGCTATCAATTATCGAATGCACCGCAATCAGAAGGTTGGTGCATAATGACTGCAAAGGAAGCCATTGCAATAGCAGAAGCAATAGTCAAGCGTTATCCTGAAATAAATAATGTGCAAGATATTTTTGAGATAGCAAAGAATGATGGCTATTTCAAAACTGAAGCAGAAGGAATGGCAATTTGGGGTCGCTTGATGCGTTTACTTCCTGCGACAAAGGAGAATGCATAATGAAAAAGATTCGCTCGATTAGAGTTTCAGAGCAGTTGTGGCGAAGGGCGCAGGCGAAGGCGCGGGCAGAAGGCAAGACAGTGTCAGAAGCCATCAACGACTTCCTAAAGGAGTATGTCAAATGAGAACACAAGAGAAGTTAGACATTCAGACTTTGCTTGAGTGGCACTTGAAGCAATTGCATCAAGCAGAAGAAGAAGGCAATAAGACATTGACTGCTTTCCACGACACCGCATCAACTTTGCTTTGGCGGTTAGTCAAATGACAACTGCCGAAATTGCAACTGCCTTTGCCGAACGCGGTTGGTATGTGATGCCTTGCTATCCTCAACAGAAAACGCCATTCTTTCCAATAGCAAAGCAAGGCTACAAGTCGGCGAGCAATGACCCGAAGGTTGTCAATAAATGGTTTAGCAAGTCACCGCTTCTAAACATTGCCATTGCTTGTGCGCCATCAGGTCTTGTTGTCTTTGATGTTGACTATCGTAATGGCGGAACAACTCAAGGCTTAGATACCAACACATTCACAGTTGAAACAGGCGATGGTCTGCATCTCTACTATCAAGCTACTGCGCCCACATATCCTGGCAAATTGCGCGATGGCGTTGATATTAAGTTCAATGGATATGTAGTCACCGCAGGATCAATGCACGAAAATGGCAAGTTCTATGAAGTTGTCAAAGACATTGAGCCTGCCCCTGTGATGGGATGGTGCTAAATGAATGGTTGGGATTTGCTAATTGTTTTCTTTACTGCGTTCTATGCCTTTGCCATCGGCCGAAGCGTTATCTTTTGGCCACTTATGTCAGCCTTCTATGGCTTTTGGATTCCGCTTCTGATGGTTCTATTTATGCCAAAACGCCAACCAAGCGCGGTCATCTTCCCGCAATGGTTTATGGATTGGGCAGGGCCTAAATACATCAACCGCAAAATCAAGAAAATGGAGGAACAGTTCTAGTCACTTGCTAAGGCAAGAGCGATGCCTTCTTCCAAAGAAATCTTTGGCTGATAGAACTCAAGCATCCTAGAAGGATTCCCGACCCGATAGGCAACCCCAACAGGTGCCTTCGGGTTGGTTCTTATTTGAGCCAAATAGCCTGCCTGCAACATCACCATCTCTGCTAGTTGGATGAATGAGGTTGGGCGACCTGAACACAAATTGGCAACCTTGACATCATTTGTGATTGCCTCAAAGGTTGCTTTGACGACATCGTCAATGTGGATGAAGTCGCGCACCTGCGTTCCACGACCCCAAACATCAAAAGGAGTTGCCTTCTCTTTGCCTCGCTTGATAAAAGATGGGAACGGATAGTCAAGGCTCTGATCGCTTCCATACCCGCTAAATGGGCGAAGAATTGAAATCTTCAAGCCTTGAGCGCGAGCATAAGAGGCAAGCATCTCGCCTGATAACTTCGCCCAACCATAAGTCAAGTCAGGGGTGCGGATATGCTCAAGGTTGATGTCAAACTCTTTGAGAGTCTGCTTATATTCTAGTTTTTGCAGATAAATGGGATAAGCAGCACTTGATGAGAAATAGACAATGTGTCCAGGGCGCGTTCGCAAAGCCCATTGGAAGAGGTCTGCATCAATAGCCAAATCAGCAGCAATGCTCAAGGGGTTGCCCTCAATGGTTGCTCGCCCGCCGACAATTGCTGCCAAGTGAATCACAACATCAAACTTTGTGTCATCTTTGGCAAAGAAATCCCTGACATCGCGCCCGTTCTTGATGTCAATGCCTGTGATGTTATTGAGTTTTGAGTCTAGGTGTTTCTTGAAATTAGTGCCAACAAAGCCTGCATCGCCTGTAATCAGGATTTTCATTTCCCCCACCTGTCGCTCTCGTATTTGTAAAACTGCGAATCACAGAAATCTAGTTGTGCCTTGCGGTCAATGTCAAAGATGAATCGGTCATTGGCATCAAGAGCTGCTCCGATGTGTGAAGTTGGAGTCGGCGCATTAAAGCCAATCGTGGTTCTTATTGAATCGCCCTCAATAGGTGTTGCAAAGAACGGATCGTGAATGAGAACTGAGTTCTTGACTCTCGGATAGATTTCAGATGCGAGAAAATCTTGGTCGGTTGTGTAGTAATCCTCTATTTCATTGAAAGCAATTAGTTGCGCCATATCGCGCAACTTGTCGGTTTTGCCGGCAAACATTCCTGCGCTGATAAGATAGTTGTGACCTATCTTGTGGTCTTTGATGATGTGATAATCAAGACCTGATTGCTCCCATTCTTCGTGCGCTATTCTGTCACGAAAAGACAAGCGAGCATCAGCATCACGGCAGATGACCACTTCAAATTGCGGGTCAGCAAAAGCAAGATAACGCCAAAGCCTTGCGGTGTTATTTTCTACCTCACTCATCCTTACAATCTTCACGCCTTTGACGAGATTCAAAGTGCTTATGACCCATTCATCAACGCTTTCGCCCACATAAAAGACTAAGCGGAAGCCATCCTCAAATGGAAAATAACGCGAGCCAAGAATTGCGTTCTTGATAGCTCCGATGTTGTAGCGCGGATCATTGCCATATAAGGAAAAGGCAATTGCTTTCATTTCAATAAATCTCGCAGGAGGACTTGATAGTCCTCGCTCTTGATGTAAAAGTCATAGGCCAAGGCATCCAATGAATAAACCTCACGAGCATTGACAGTGCGATAGCCCTCATCCCACTCGGCTTTGCCTGCTAGTGGATGGCAATGCTCGATGATGACTTGAGGCAGATAAACAAGGTTGCCAAGGTCTTCACCTAACTTCTTCCAAAAGTTGTCTAGGTATAAGTGGCGAAGTTTCGCTGGCACCATCCCGCCGAGGGCGTTTGACATCATCACGGCAGTTGGCAGATTTTGGCCTTGGAGCAGGTCATTGCCATAAGCCAAGCCAGGGGCGGTGCCTATGGCTTTATTCAATGCAATATCCCAATCAGGTGTTCTGAATCTATGGTCATCGCCAATGAAGGTAAAGAACTCGTATTCATTGGCATACTTCTTGGCAGCGACATTGACAGGATAAGCCATTCCCCTTGTGGTGTTTTCAATCTCCAAGATGTATTCGACACCGACTGCGGTGCGATAATTGATTAGTTCCTCATCA